TCCAAGGGCGTCCTCGGGCCACCGCGCGAGGAGATGTTCGTGTCCGTGACTTTCGGGTTGCGAGGTGGCGAGCATTTCTCTTGGCAGGGAACCGTGCTACTCAACCAGACATACGCTCTCGTGCCTGGCCGTGATCTCGCGCTCGCCTACATCCCAGGCCTCCATTCCAGTGGAGGTGGCGTGGTGAAGATGCTCTCACTCGCCAGCTCCTTCGGATTTCAGCGCACATTCGATGAAGCCGTCCTTGTGGGCCCTGACCTGCTCCCTGACGGGGAGAAGGTTGGGCTCGACCCATACCGTGTCGATGTGGAGTTTACACGTGACGGTAACTCCATGACGCGTCCCACATGGGGATACGACTCCGAAGGCTGCGTGAGTGGGGTCTGCGGATCCCTTCTCGTGGTGCGTCGGGGCAAGGACGCTTGGGTGCTGGGGTTCCACGTTGGCGCCATGCTCCGAGCCGGTGTGGGCTACTCGGACGAGCTGATCCACACCGAGCTCGACGCACTTCGTGCTGAGCTTCTGCGCACATGTCCCATTGTCTTCCAGGCCTCTGAGGTCTGCCTTGACCAGGGGAGTGGCTATCGGATCGAGTTGGGACCTCTCCATAGCAAATCCATGCTCAACGGCATCTGGCGATGCAGCGCCGCCTCCGTCGGCACCATTGTGCTGATGAACGGAAAGAAACCATTCCGTCCCAAGGACCGCTCAGCCATTCGCAGAACAAGCTTCGGGGCAGAGTTCGATGCGGAACTTTTGGCACTCGGGGTGAAGTTCGTCAAGCCGACGTTCGGGGGGCGGGAATTTCTTGGGGAGTTCCGCCATCCTGTGCTCGTCCGCTTGGAGGCACTTGGGAAGGTGTCCCACACGCCTTTGGGTGTCACCGCCTGGGCGGTGGAGGACTATCTCACGGGGGTGGAGCAACTGCCTGGGAGAGGGGACTTCAAGCCCTTCAGCGATGAGGAGACGTTTCGTGGCATTGAGGGCGGCAGCACGGGACAGTTCGACCCCGACACTTCTTTTGGGTTTCCTGTAAACTCGAAGAAGCGGCTCGTGTTCCCCGAGGGATGGGCAGGTCCATCCGGACCTTTTTGGCCGATGGTCAAGGCTATCGAGGCCAACCTGGACGCTGGAAAAACCTGGGTTCCCGTGTTGTCAGGCTCCCTCAAGGACGAGGCGATCAAGGAGGCCAAGGAGCAAGCAGGGAAGGTGCGCATGTTCTTTGCGGCCCCTTTCGCCTTCAACTTTCTTCTCAAGAAGTACCTGGGGCCCATCTTTGCCTACATGGGAATGCACAAGGACTTCTTCGAGTGCTACGTGGGCTACAACCTGGCGTCGTCATCCTGCTCAGCCTTTGTCCATCGCTTCACTCGCTTTGGCAAGGACCGCCTCGTCGATGGGGACATCTCAGACTGCGACTCCGTCGCCATCTCCTCCGCGAGTATCACCTTCGGCATCATGGTGTGCTATCGATTGGCCGGTCTCCTCGGATATTCTCCGAGAGACGCTGAGCGTGTGCGGCTACTGTGCGGGTCTCTCCATTCAGTTTTTGTGCACTACAAGGGCGACCTCGTCGCCATGTGTGAGCACAACTGGTCGGGGGTGCTCTGGACTGTGTGGCTCAACGTCTGGGGCCTCAGGCTGCAGTACACGATCGCATTCCTCCAGTGGTCAAGGCGCAAGCCTGCCCTCCATGCTACGCTCTTGTCGCACAAGACTCCCTTCCGCCAGTTCGTGACCCTGGGGATGTTGGGCGATGACACCCTCATGAACGTGAGCACCCAAGCCGACGGGTACGACTTCATGTGGATCCGAGACAACCTCGCTGAGCGTGGTATCGTGTTCACTCC